CCGACGACACCTTTCACGTTTATATACACGCTATGTGTTCTCTACCCCGAATACTGAATTTGCGATAAAAGACCCGTATCAACTGCCTACTCAGTACCATGCATTAACGCGTGGAAATATTCATACCGCGCTGCTAGCATCGGGTTCTATTCCTGTGGTTATTGAGGGCGTACAGCAAATTGAAGGTGCGCCAGCTGGAATGTATCGAGATGGCGGTATTATTGACTACCATTTCGATTTGTCCTTTGGGCCAGACGATGGCTTAGTGTTATATCCGCATTTTTACGACAAGCCCATTCCAGGCTGGTTCGATAAGGGCTTGAAGGGCAGGGTGCCTCATCGGTCAAGCTACGATAACGTTGTAATGCTAGTGCCTTCGGCATCGTTTGTTGCTAATTTGCCTTATAGCAAAATCCCCGATAGGAAAGATTTTGAAGTACTCGATGCAAAAACGCGCATCAAGTATTGGCAAACAGTATTGAAAGAAACTGACAGGTTGGGTGAATATTTTATGCGTGCTGTTAACGATGGCTCCTTAGTAGACGCTATCAAGCCGCTTCCATTTAAAATGATTTAAGTTAATCGCAATTGTTGAAGAAAGTGGCTAATTGCTGTCAAATTAGTCACTTGAATCGTCATTTGATAAGTTTTCCTTGCAGGCAACGCTCGTGCTAAGTATTATACGCGCCGTTGCTTGGCATTCGCCCACCTATCAGGTGCAACAAAATTCTATATGCGTCTATAGCTCAGTTGGTTAGAGCGCTACCTTGACATGGTAGAGGTCCCCTGTTCGAATCAGGGTAGACGCACCATCTTACATGGCTTTCAGTCGAAGTGCCTACTAACAAAATTTTAAAGTTGCCAGAAGTGGGAATGTTTTGGGAATGGTTTTGATTGGGAACTATTTTTCAATTACATAGTCTAATTTTTATCATGTACGTATAAGTTGTATATTGTATTGCGTGAAATTGATACTATATTATACATTATGAACAATATCCCTCTTGCTTTATAAGTGCTAGACTGGCATTATCCCGCGTCCAATAAGAAGGATGCGAAGTCTAATGGATATTAATATTTCTGAGTTTTATGAGCTCATTTATAAAATTACTAATAATTTTCTAGTAATGGCTGATAAATTTACTATCAGTGAGCTCAAAAAGAAGCATGACCCAACGATGTTGGAGATTGCTGAAGATGCGACCGATTTATCAAAAATCATGAACTCTATCGCTGATGATAAGTGGGATGACGAAAGGTTAGCTCTTAACGCGGCTCAGGCTGCGCTTCACATGAGACGCGCCGCTATTGCTGTCAGGAATGAAAACAAGGAATTGTTTGAGCAGGCAATTAACGATCTTGCTAGCTTAAGTTTAGTTTAAACATTAATTCAAAACGGGGTGGTTTATGTCAAATATTGAAAAGAACTTAAAAAGAGAGTTTCTTTACAAGCAAGCTTTCGCTAAAGCGCGGAAAATCGACCGCGCTATCAATAAAATCTTAGCGAGTGCCCAAAAGAAAGTAGCTTGAATGTAGATTTTTCCAAAGGCCGGTTTTACCGGCCTTTTTTATGTATACACGGTTGTTTAGTGTTCGAGATTTTTATAAGCCATACTTTTTATTGAGCTCGTCTGCTGGGTCTGGCTCTTCAAATGAGAGCTTTGTCCGGCTGGCCGGTGTCAGGTAAAGATCATTAGCCAGGCCCTTCAGCTGAGCGTGTAACGATGCTGTGAACTCTTCCGGTCTTGCCCTGAATTGACTCATAAGCTGGCAGTATTGCTCTAATAAGGCTTTGTCAGCCCCCGTAATCACCTGGTATTTGTCCATTTCCTTTGCCACATCTTGCCACACTGATTTGGCCTGTCCCTTAATGTGACGCGGGCAACGTGGAAAGCTGTATTCCTTGTCCTGCTTGACTTTGGCTGGTGCTCGATCACTTCTGGCTGTTCCTTGAAGTGCAAGTTCTAATGCTGATTTTCGTGCTGTCATTGTTCTGATTTCCAAATTTTGAGACTGACGGTGCGTAAATTTTCCTAGGGCGGCGGTACTGCAGCGAAAGGCTATAGTCTTGAAACCCCCCCCACACCCTAGCGCCACAAGTGATACCTAATCCGACGACTGCTCTGCTGTTTGCGTTTGTTGCAACCAACTTTGACTATACTCACTGCCACCTTCTCTCGGTGGCATGTTCTCTGCTCTTCTACATTCATCTGGATTCATTAAACCGTTTCTAATTGCTATGTCGTATATTTCAAAGCGCTCTTTTGCTGTTGTTCTCAGCATATCCTTAGTCTCAAACTCAATGGTTACCATGCTTTGATTACGCTCTGGTATTAGCTTCATGAGTAAGGCTAGTTCTATGTTGGTTAGCCAGGGCTTTAGCGTTTGTTGGAGAAATGCTTTAGAAGCTTCACTGAAATTACTATAGGTACTGTTTGAATAGTCCATGATGAATATAGGGCTAATCTTAAACATACGAGCTATGTCAGCTACACCAAACTTTCTTGATTCTATCCACTCAGCATCTTCATTACTTATTTGAATAGGCGCCCATTCTAGGCCACCCTCCAATATTAACGGTCTAAAGCGCTTACCTGGCTTGGCAAACGCCTCTAGCCCTTCTTGAAGGTTTTTAAACTGTTCGCTCTTTAACGCTTTATCAGTTTTCAGTGCTCCGAAAGGTCGAATGCCGTTTGCGAAGAAATCTGAGCCATGTTCTTGTGCTGCTAGTTCTAGGCCAAGCGCTTCGCGGCATACCGTTATAGGGCTTTTACCTATTACACCATCATCTGAGTTTACTCTGATATGAAGAATTTCTTCTTGCTGTAGTGGCCGTGGTTTACCGTTAGCTGTAACCTGATAGCCTATGCGATGGTTTGTTAACTTTTTAACGTTTACTTCATTGGGATGAAGTGGTATCAGTTTTTGTACTCTGCCAGCATTATCATAAATAATTTCGGCATACCCGTTACCCGTGAGTAAAACGCTACGTAATAAAGCAACCTTAAAATCAAAAGCGGTCTGGTATCCGTTGGGGCTAATATTCATTAACCGCTCAACAACATGGGTTCGCTGCCTTTCCTTTTCGCCTTCGGTATCACGTTTGTAAACATGAATCGGTAAATTAGATACTGCGTCCGCTATCGTGTTCACCGCACAATAAACAGCTGGTAAACCTTGTGCTGTGTCGGAATTGACCAAAACGTTTGATCTGGTCTGTCTATCACCAGCAAGTAAACTCATGATTTCTTCTGGCGATTGAGCAGAGCGGGTAAAAATTTTCTTTAGCAAGTTCATAGGTTGTTTACCTCGATAAACTGCGTCAGTCGATCAATAGCTGCGTCGATTCGTCTGTGCTCGGTGTGCTGTTCGAGTGAGCGTTTAGCTACTGCTACATCAGTTTCACTGTAAGCCGGCAATGCGGTAATCGTTACCTCGTGTAACAGTGCCTTATTTACAGTACGCAATGCAGGATCTGTTTCCACATTCCATTCATCAGCACCCTGTGGAACGCTAAAGCCGAAGCTCATGCCTTGAATATCACCACGGCTAATGCTTTCTATTAATTCATCAGCGGTTCGTGTATTGGGTGGCGTGATTTCAACTAAGATTCCATTGTTGTCTTCAATTAGTCGGAGTGTGCCAGCGCTGGTTCTACCTAGAATCTTTGCTGGGTCGTGTTCGATTAACGCTCTCACGTCGTTTTTAAGCGCGTCTTTAAAGGCATAAGGGGCGATGACTTCAACAAAGCCCCCTAAATCCTCAGAACGCGAGTTATAAACAACGGCGCGGCCCGTTATCAAACCGCGCTTTATTTCGAGCCCCTGTAAGGCTCTGCGTTCTATATTCATGGTGGCACCTTAGGCTTCTTTGACCTTGAGGAACTTCACCGCATTACTGTCTACTAAACCGCCGCCGACATAGCGCGTAGTGAACATTTTTACGAAGCCTGGTTTAGTGACATTATCGCGAAGCATTCGAACGCCACTTGTATGATCAGTCACAAAGTAAGCGCGGCTTAAATCGCCGTATACGATGTAATCATCTGGCAGTTCTTCGGCCGTTTCGACCATTTTAGCCAACAATGTATTTGGCTGGCCTTCTGCGATACCCGCACGCCACAAGTAATTGTCGTCTGAATCTTTAAGTTTGCGGATTTTCTCTTGCGTTGCATCGTTCATGTAGAACTTCGCATTAGCGCGGTAACCACGTTTTAATTTGTGAGTAAGAGTAATCAAGTCATCACCATCAATAAAGCCGGCGGCTGCTGATTCGATTTCTTGAATAGTGCCGAATGCTCTTGCACCGTCATTTTCATCGGTTTTGGTGTATGTCAGTAAACCTTTAGGCTTTTTAACTCCGTCACCGTTCCAGAATGCCGCTTCTTCTTTTTCACCGCTTTCCGCTGCAACTTCTGATGTTATCCATCCTGCTACATCGAAGTCCGACCAATCGAGCAACTCCTGAGTCGTCATGGGGTAAGCATAAAGTGAATTGAGCGACCAAGTAACTTTTTCAAGCTTGCTTCCGTCAGTCTCGTTTCGATCATCACCTTCACTGGCCCAAGTAGCAGAAGTACCGCCAACTGATACTAGTTTTTCGTATGTTTTGGTAGAAATGGGAACGACTGTAGCATTTTGGCGGAACACTGATTGTTCACGTAGCAGTGTGTAAATCATTGTGTCTAGTGCTGGTACAACGGTATAGCCACCATCAGCCGCAACGCCTGCGCTCAAGCTGCGTGCTTCACCGGTCATTACAAAGTTACGTAGTTCAGCGTTTGAAGGCTCTTTGGTGCGTTTTTCGTCTTTCGTGCCTGTAATCAAGCTACGTTCTTCATCAACCACCAGTTCAGCCGCTTCAATTTGGGAATTTAAGTTTCTGACTTCGGTCTTGAATGTATTGATTGTTGATTGCTCTTCTTTGTTGAGAGAGCGGTTTTCGGAAGTGACACTAGAAAGAAGCGCGTTCATCTTGTCTAGTTTTTCTTGCTTTGCTTGGCGTAACGCCAGTAAGTGTTTCATATTATATCCTGAAAGTAAGTATGCCTTTCGAGCAACAACTAAAAAGGCGAGCGGCTTAGGCTCCATAAGACCTAAGCCGCTCTTTACTTACCGTGCGTCGCGCAGGAAGTAACAGAACTACATATAGAGTTTAAAGATGTTGCTCGACGTTTCACAACGTGTGTGAGCAAGTACAATAGTACTGTATATAGATACAATATCAACGATTAATTGGGTGTTTTTTATGCTTTATTGGTATTAACTGCTGCTTTTATGTGATTTAGCCAAATTTTACGCTTTATGCTCGTTATCTGGTCTCACTGCGAGGGGGGTCGTAAAACACGATCTCCCACTACGAACGAGTATGTTACTTGGTCATTAGTTGAATACGACTTAAAAACAGTCGAAATTAACTGATTAGTTAACTGAAGTTAACCAATTGGTATGAGTAGCATTATAATAATTGCGTTAGGGGTGTGGTTACAGGTGTCGGCATTACCCTTTGCGACCTATAAATACGTGACCTTTGGTGTGTCGTTTTGTTTACTGCCTGGCGAAATAGCTAGGGATAACGAATCGTTACCCCCTGTTGCCAAAAGTCACGCCGTTATTGACGATGCCCTATTTTAGGGCTCCCTTGCAAGGTGGGCTCATAGGGCTGGCGGTTACATCATCCACCAGCCTTTGATTACAGACTTAGATTAATTAGAGCTGACCGAGTCTGATACTCTAAGCGCGTCCTCCGCCTCACTTTTAATTTTCTCGAGAAGCGCTGAAATAACGCTGTCATGCTTGGGGTTTAATTTAACGTCGCTTTCCCATATGTAACCTTGAAGTGTATGCGCCAGTTCTTTAACTGACGAAAGCGCATTTTGAGCCACCGCCAGCTCTTCACTAGGTTTAATTTTTACTAAATCAGTCATTTTTTTCTCCTATTATTTAACAGCTTTGATTTTTTGGTCGCCTCGTACTACTTCGTAGCGAACCCACAAATTTTTTTCTTTTTGCTCGTTTAAAAAGGCTGTCTCTGCCTCTAGTGCTTTGTTGATCATTGATGTTGTCATGGGGTTGTCCTCTACTTGAGTACCGTTTCTTTTCTGATAACTAAGTCGATGTTATCGCTCAGATCTCTTTGTGCTTGCGTTAGCACCTTTCTCGCCTCGCCTAATGAGTCAATGCCAGTCTTGATAATTCGATATGGCAACTTGTTCTCTACAACTGAAAAAAAAGTTTCTTCTTCCACAATTATTCTCCATCGTTTGTTTGCAAATTAACGTTAATGTATAGTGGTCCGTACCAGATAAACATAGCAAAGTGGTACGTACCAATGCAAGATAAAAACAAAAAAAGTTTTGAACGCTTAGGTTCAACAAGAAAGCAAATTCGTTTTGAAGATGAACTTCTATTCAAGATTGATGAAGACAGGGCCAAAACTAACCAGGCTTTCTCTGAGTGGGTTAAAGATGCCTGCAGGATGAAACTAGGGCAAAGCAACTAAGCCGCGCCCCGGTAACTTCGCCAATTGAAAGCGAGTGTGCCGCCACCTTGCTTTAATCTATCAATAGAACGTTCACTAATCAGGCTGGCAACCTCAGATTCATTCAGGTTCGATATTGCTATGGTCGGCAACATTTCACGGTAACGAGCGTCTATTATCCCGAAGATAATATTTCTCTCGTTATCCGTTCCCGACTGAACGCCTATTTCGTCAATGATAAGCAAGTCGCATTGCTCATAGGTATCTAGAACATCTCTTTCCGTCAACTTCTCTTCAATTCCCCATGTTGAACTGCGGCGGGTTAGTGTGCCTGACCATGTAGCGCGAATATTGCCGATTATCTCTGCCAGTGTCACATATCGGGCATGAAAACCGCTTTCAACTACAGTCCGGCCTATCGAACAGGCTAGGTGTGTTTTGCCTGTACCGACTGAGCCTAGCAGTAATAAGCTTGTGCCTTGCTCTTTATGCTTTTCAAAGCTGCTTGCATAATCTCTGCAAATATTCAGACACGTTGATTGCTGTTTGTTCCCCACCTGGTAGTTATCGAATGAAGCCGTAGTGAAGCGCTTCGGGATATCCAGCGTACTAAGCCTGTTTTTCAGGGCTTGCTCCTTGCGCTCCTGCGCCTCTATGCGCTTTTCTTCTTCCAGCTGCTTTTTGTTTCTAGCTTCTAGGCAAATAGGGCACTCAGCTTTACACCAGGGCGTTCCATCAGGTCTAAGATGAACATCAACTTCCATTTCACCATGAGTTGCGCATAAGACTTTTTGTTTTTTGTATCGCATCAGAAATTCACCTTTGTTTCGCCGTAATCTTTATTTGCAAAGTTTTCAGGTCTGGACTTTGTTACTCTTTTGGCTTTGCTGGCTCCATACCTTTTTTGCTGATCCCTCATGCGGTTCTTCCAGGTCAATTGCCAGTTTTTCTTTTTGCCGCCCTCTGATTTCCAGTATTCAATAAATTCCTCTGTCTCTTCCTGTAAATCCAAGGTGAAGCCTTTTTCTGCAAACCAGTTTTTCATTTCATCAGTCACGGTAAAATCATCAGGTATGGTGTGATTCTTTATGACAGGTTCCTTGACAGGTTTAATGACTGGTTGATTGACAGGATCGTTTCCTGAATTCGGGAATCTGGAATTCCGGCTATCGGATTCTGAGATTCCGGTTACCGGAGTCTGGGATTCCGCTCTTAGGATTTTGGGGATTTCTGCAGTTAGCTTTTCAACGCAGATCAAATACTGATTCGAGGACTGGGTTCTCTTCTTTTTTATGAATCCAAGTTCCTGCAAAGCCTTCAACGCATTGTTAACGGCATCATTTCCCATTCCCGAAAATTGCTTTAAACGCTTGTGAGAAGGGAAGCAGGAGCCTCCATCGCTGTTCGCATGCTCACACAATAAAGTGAGAATCAATTTAAGCGATTGAACAGATGATCCTGCTGGTTTAGGTATCTGTGTATGAAGCGCCCTTATAACTAATTCAACGCACATAATGCCCCCTCCAGTAGCCCCGAAGGGCTACGCTGCATCCTGGGTGATTGGTGCTAAACCGCGCTTAGTCCGATAGTGATTAAGCAGATTAGTAGCCTTCTCAATCTGATCGTCATCAGCCAGCCAATAGCGGTTAAATGCTTTCTGCCTGTAGTGAACAATGGTTTCCGTATCGGGTAGCCGGGCAATCTGCAGTCCATGCTGTTGCTGAAGTGAGCTTATCGACGTATGAAGGCATGACTCATGATAGGCGGAGTATGCCTCTGGCTGTGTTAGACCACGTTGGCCGCGCTGAATAAGCAGGGTCAAACAAAGTTCCTTCTTGATTGGTGGTTTGATTGCGGTATTATCTGAAGTGCTCATTTCAGTGTTGCCGCTCTTAGAGGTGGCTTCATTTTTCATATTATTACTCCCGCTCTGCGATAATTTTCAAATCAGTTTGTGACAGGCCCGGCGTTTTTCAAGGTAGTTGTCGCCTGAGCTGTTAAGCAGCTTCTTTTTTGTTCTCTGGGTTTAATTTCACATCACCGATTTCCTCCCAGTTTCTAAT